TTTTCCTACTTACTTCTACGCTGCGCGGTTCTCCCCCCTCAGACGGCGCAATTCGATCACCGTTTCGAACTTGTCTAACCCGTGGGTGGGTAGCTCGGCACCAAATTTAAAGGAACGGAGACGTAGAACCTCCTCAACCTTTTCCGTGCCACCAGATTTCTCGAAGATTACAGCTGGATCATACATCCTCAAGAACCTGTCGTGTTCGTAGCACCATAGTACGAGCTGTTTAAAGTTAGGATGCCATTTACTATTTTCGACTTGCATTACCAACCTGGCGGAATAGAAAACGGGGGGCAACCTCCTGTGCAACCTTTCCAAGTGCATGACCCCATTTAAAGTGCGCATGATACTGCGTATTCCGACACAGATACCATGCACTCTATACCTCCTGAGGTGAAGCCGTGATAGAAATTTCACCTCGTCCAGGGAATAGCCACCCTTATCTGCCGACACCTTCATTCCATACAAATCCTCGTAGTACGAGGAGACAGCATCAATATCGAGATCTCGGTCAGGTAGATACACTCCATCATCTCCTAAAACCTCGATTGCAATGAGGCTGAAACCTAGGTCAATTGCAGCAGCCTCTGCAATGATGATCTGAGCCAACGAATCAATAAAGTTCGTACTCGAATCACCACTTGGCACTCCACCTCTTCGGCCAGTGTAGAGCCCATCAGGTGTCAACAGCATCGTCTGAAGGAATTGACGTTCCACCCAGTCGATGCGCGCTTTATCAGCACTTACGAACCAGTAACGAAGACACTCAAACGCCAAATGAATAGGCGTCTCAGGGAGTGACGCGTCATATTGACTAAAGTCCACGCTAAGTATCTTCGCCCTCGCGCGATCAATGATACCTGTTATTGCCTTATCAACAACAGTCAGATCATTCCAGGCTGCAAAACCCGGTTTGGTCTTCAGGGCATCAAGTGCCACTTTGATGACCCCCTCACCTATGTAAGTTTCCGCGTGGTCGAACATCCACACAGCCCTTTGCTTCGGTGATCTTGTACCATTAGGTTGACCGCGCCAACCAAGCATAGCCGGATAGCTATCATCTTTATATCCAAACTTTGCTATATGTTTAGCCCGAGCAAGGTATTCCTCTCCTTTACTCCTATCATTCGTAAACAACGGAAGTCCAAGATTCTTACCTTTAGGCGCCACTTGGTATGACTTGTCCAGATCTAAGGAACGCAGTCGGTGCGCAGGTAACAGTTGCTGAACCTTGCGGGTCGCTTTCATGAGTGAGATAGACGCCTTAACCTCAACCTGTTCAAAGTAGTTGGCCACGGTCTTTCTCCTTTCATCCCAAGGTAAGCGTATCGAGAAGGGACCAAACTTCTTAGCCTCACCTTCTTCAACATCGTTCAGTTCAGGCAGATCAGTAAGAGCCATTGGAAGCAATTCCTGCGCATAGGCTTGCTCATCGTCACGCTTATCCTTGGGGAGAAATGGCGTAACGTAATTGATAGGCTGCCCTGCTCTCACTGACTCAAGGAAATTCATAACTCCCCGCCAATTAACATTTCTGTCGTTCTGAAGGGAGCTTAAACCCTCGATCTCCATAACATCCTTTCCATAGCGCTTAGGATATCCAGCAACTAATCACACATTTCACCCCTGTGAAGGATGATGTCCATCGACCGTTCCACTGCCACGGACGACATCTGCGTATCATCAACCATACTCAGGGCTTGGAGTATCTCGTCTTCTGTGTAACCCGCTTCCATCAACTCAATGGCGTCTGAAACCCCAAAGATGACGTTGTAACCAACAGTAAGTCCAGCCTCTTCAGCTTGTTTCCAATCCTCTTGGTCTGTTTTGCGACTCATCTTTCCTCCTGAAAGTAAGCATCAGTAAACATGAAGTTTCCATCAATCTTCCGCAGAACCACCTTGATGGCCCCTCCATCGACCAGGATCCTGAACTCAACTCTATCATTAGTATAGATGAAGTCAGAGACCTTGAAGTTGGAAAACCTTTCATCTGTGGTTAGCAGTACACGCACTACGAGACTCAGTGCTTCCATATGTAGAATTTCT